TTACTTAACTTCGGTACGCTGTGACATAATGAGCTGAATCAGTCCTGCAATTGTCTCTTTGTTATCCAGATCAGCTTGTTTTAACACCTCAATATCTTCCCGAAGCTTTTCCTCAGCAGATAGCTTAGGCTTAGAAACCGGAATTTTTTCAAACTCATCTGTGTCAGGATGGTATATATTCCCTAACACATCAAACCCATCAACTTCAATCACTTTATCGCCTGCTGGTGCTTCCATGCTCTGTGATACCGCAAAAATTTCATAATCGTTATTATACTGAGCAAAATATTTCATACCAACACCCCCACCTTAATTAAATTCTATGACTTCAAAACTTGCGAAAATATAATTCTCTCCACCTCGTGAGTGAGTAAATTGGACTTGCGTTGAGTTTATAATACTGGCCTTATGAGTACCGTCGTCTCCAAAAGTTGTCAAGTTTAACATTGTTTTTTGAACATTAACAGGAGCAATGTTAACAATACCGTCTGGTACATTACTAGAGATACTAAATCTTTGTATGCTTTTCACAACCCCCATCTCCTTTACATTATTGATAAGTTGCCGTAATTCATCACCAATTGCCTTTACCGCACTTGGTGTAGCTGCTTGATCTGTAGCCGTGCTTCCTGTAGATGTATTAAGCTGTACAATTCCTCTCGACTGTGTTGACGCTGATGGCAAATCCGATGCCGGGTGACTATGCTGCTTTGGAGCTGCGTATTGCTCTGTATACTTCTTGGCATTCCCCTCTGCTGCACTCCATGCCACTTGCTTGGCTGCTGTAACGTGTAGGTCTGTATTGCTGGCGTGACTTTCCAATGCTTCCTTGGAAGCAACACCGTTTCCAGCCGGATCCTTTTTGATGCTTTCCACCTGCGCGGCCAATTCCTGATCGTTCGCATAAAGTGTATCAATCGGTACATTTAGAACGTCCGCATGTCCCTGATCAGTAGTAACAAATCTGCGTGGCTGTTGTATACTCATACTTTTCATCCTCCTTAATAAATGTCATCAATCTCGAAAATAAACTCCATATCACCGTCCTTGACCTTGTTGCTCATCGTACGAACGACCGTCAGCTTACCCGCTGAATCTACCAAAGCAAGCTCATTAATCGTCTCACCCGCCAATTCAGTTTCCGCAAGTGAACAGATATAACGGATTGTCGCAGGGGCAATGAACTCATAGCTGGTAATATCCTTCTGGATCAGTTCCTTTTTCAACGCCTGTTCTGTTCCGTCCAAAGGCAGTGGCTTCCCCGCTTGATCTACACCTCCGCTGCCAAACGCCATTTTTATCACTTTTGTCAACGTTCCTCCCTCAGAACGGGCACGCGCCATTTGTTCTCTTGCGTAAGCAGTCGTAATTGTCAGAACTTGTTCTGCCATGCTTACCATCCTTTCTATTTTCAAATTAAAATTTATTCTTGGCTAATTAGTTCGCAGGGCAGCCATGCCCGTTTCCAAGCTATTTCCAGCGTTGAATGAGCTGCATATATTTTTTAGATGGAAATAACTGTCTCAGTTGAGCTTAATATCTGATTGCCATCCAGCTTCAAACTCCCATCCAACTTCCAATAATGGTCTCGAATCTTCATACTGCCTTCCTGATAATTATTCACATGATGCATGATAGCTAGCTTGATAAGGTTCGAATTCCGTAAACGTTCCCCAGTCCACCCGGACAATGAAGCTACTCCATTCAGCAGCTCAATGCCATCAAAATACCACGGCCTCCCGCCAAAAAAACGAACTCTCGAACGTAATCGAATACGAGGAACTATTTCATTCTTATGAAGAAATGCAAGCCTAGTCTTGTTATTCATATAAAAAGCAAGGTGAGCAGGCTTAATATCCTCTATGATCTTTTTAAAATCAACCATATTTTCAGGGATACGGTTTTCAAAGCTTATACCGAACTTGTACTCGGTCGGTTCAAAATCTACTTGTCCATCGACACCAAATGAGTTCATGATTTTCCGTATTAAATCCCCTGAAAATTTGCCGCTCCCACGGAGTTTAGATTCCACAACGGATCGTCGTTGCTCCAATGGCTTTTCCAAATGAATCGGGATGCCTAGCTCCATCTCCCAACGTTCCAGTGCCCAAGTGGCAGTGCGAACATAAAACTGGGCTAACGTATCATCGAGCGCGAGATATAGAGCATCCAACTCGCTACCCTTAACATCCATATCGACGTGCATGACACGGGATGCTTCGTAATAGGCTGGCAGATAAGAAAATAGCTCCCGGCCTCGTACGTTGCTCATTTGATTTTTTAGATCACTGCCCATTGATAATCACATCCCCAGCTCTGCCGCCTGACCGAAATTGAATCCTTTTAAAAGGATTCATTCTTTCATACATGCTTATTCCTCCTTTGGGTACAAGCTGCTTTTTGCTCTGTTCTCTATACTGTTTTTTTGCGAAAAATAGTGCTATACCATTTAACCGTTTCTCGCTGTGTATTGGAAACCTCCATAGATGACGAATCCTCTACGCTATCCAGTACCAGATCAGAACGATGGGATAAGATCATTTTCATCACCTGTTTACATTGTTTTTCATCTAAAGCGTAGCTTCCAATGATGGTCGCTATATCGCCCTCTCCCTGGTCATAACGGGTGATGCAAGCACGAGCACAAATACGCAATTGAGTCTCTGTTAGAGTTGCCATAGTGATGACTTCACCTCTTTTGTATAAATTTGGTTTCTATATATAGCAATCAGTACACGTTATTTACCTGTATTGCCAAGCAAGAGCTGGGTCAGTGTCACTTCGAGATCGGCAATGCGCTGCTGTAACTGGTCTGCTTCACTTGGCTGCTGTTCCGCTTTTTGTGTCAATTCCTTGATTGCTTCAGCACTTAATCCTTCACTCCAGAATGTTGTTGAGTCTCTTCGTTCTGGAGCCGTAAATGTCGGTGCAGAATATACAGGTTCATCCCCACGTTCGTTTTCCAGCTTGCTTTTCCATTCATCATGCAACTTCTGAAATGCAATGTGAGCTTCCTTGCTGAGTTGCTCATACGCCTTTTTGGCTTCTTTCAGCTTTTCGCCATATTCTGCTTCATAGATGATCCAATCTTGGATGTCAAAATGAGGATGGTATAGGCCCGGTGGCACAGGAATACCTACCGTATAACCAGCGGGGACAGGTTCTGAATTCGCTTCGTCTGTAGTACTCGAACTACCAGAAGTAACTTGATAGGTGTCAAGCTGCTGATCTGTATCAGGTAGTGTGAGCGAAGAATGAATATAAAAAGGGACGACGCCCGAAAAGGCATCGTCCACCAACACGTCCTCCAGATAGAGGCCGTCTGTATTTACTTTAGGTATTAATTTCATATGTTTTCCTCCTTATTGTTCGGCTATGAACGATACCCCGTCCAGCCACACAGCCGTGTATATGGTGTTTTGAACCTGCACAGTGCCGTCTACGTTTATTATGACAGTGGAGTTGTTCGACTCAACTCCTCCGCCTGCGCTAGACCTCACCCTTATCTCTGTTCTGGTGGAGGGCCTGTATCCTTTAGGAAGGGTAAAAGCTATTGTGGCAGGGGCTGTAACTCCTCCTGTGATAGCGTCTCGGAAAAACACTATACCATTGCTCGTTTTAAGGACTCCGAACCTTGAGGAAGACCATCCATTTAGCAATGTTGGTGTAATCCAGGCAGGGTTATCCTTATCAGCTTTTTTGTTCTCCAGCACCGACACCCGCGATGCTGCCTGTTGCACGCCGCCCACCAAATCCGCGAGTAGAGTTTTTTCGTTGATTGCGTATGAGCCTATGATTGGGACTACAGGTGACTGAGCTAGAGTTAAAAATGAAATTGTATAGGTTTTTGTTTTATCGTAATTGGTGGATGGAGTCTCAGCATAAGCCCAATCATATGCAGTAGTAAGTCTCCATTTCGAATCTTTTCGGCCATTAGCATATACTCCTAGTATTTTTCTTGATGGGGTACTCAAATAGCTGGTAACATGCGCTTTAGCCCCAATAAAGGCCGTATTATTATATTCAAAGACTGACGCTCGTTCCCGCAGCACAATCCCCGAACTGACTTCTACCTGATTGTCTCCATCAGTAAGCGTTAGCTGCCCTTCGCTAACAATAGGCTCTACTGTAGGTGTTGCGAGTTGGTAGACAAGCTCGTAAGGCGTCCATTTTGGCGCTAGAGTTGTTGGTAGTGTAGCTGTAGGGTCCGAAAAAGCTCGAGTCACTCCATTAGTACGGCGGCACCAAGCTTTCGACCCGGTGCCATTATACACATTACCTGATGGGGTATCAGGGTTAGCATTTCCGCCATTCATCGATCCATCATACATTATCCAGCCCATAAAATACGCCTTGATCTCATCGGCTGTCGGTGTGTAGTTGTCTCCCCATCCACTGTCTGCACTAGAGATGGATAGACCCACAACACCGGATTCGGGACTAAGATGGGATTGATCCGGCCCACTCAGCGGGAAAACATGTTGAATCAGCTTGCCGTCGAACTTTGTTATCCTCTCACTGTCAACTAATCCATTAGAGACAGGTATCCGAACAACTTTATACCCCGCTGCTGACGTGAAGTAAACCCACGGCAATGAGCCATCCAGTGTCACTCCTTGCCACTTTTTACTTTTGAAATATTGCCCCTCACGTTCAAAGATTGTATCCGCATTCGCTCCCGTAACAGGGTCTGCGTACAGATCTGTTTGCAACGCAATCATAGAATCCTCACGCGGTTTGAAGGGTTTGGCGGTGCTTCCAATGTTGAGCATTGGGGAATAAATTTTACGTTTCGTACCTACAGGCCAACTCCAGGCATCAACGTTAAATTCATTCGTGTATTGTGTAACACCACTAACATTCACACCGATTCGAACAGCAGATGCATCCATTTTTATAACTCGTGATTCACCAGGATTAATAAATATGCCTTGAATACGTGTTCCTGCGGCGTTAAACGCGGATATCCGTACTTTTCCTGTGCTTTCAGCCGGATTAGTAATGGTGTACTCTTTGTTCGGAATTACATCAAGATAAGTAACTGCATATGCATCCGTCCCAATTGCTCCGCTTAAAAGCTCTCCCTCAATAGAATACGGCGAATCAATTGATATTTTATGACCTGTTGTTAACCATTCATAAAATGGCGGTAATAAATTCTCGCCATATCGGATCGCATATGGATTACGTACGGGAGTTACGCTGTCTACGTATGGATATTTCGTAGCAACCTGATCGGCGGTCATACTGGCGAGTGCTGCGTATTCGCCGGTGCTGACTTCGTAAAGGCGGAAGCTATCAACGTTAAAGGCGTTTCCACTTGTGCCCGAGCCTACAGCAGCGACGACGTGAGATTTCGACGTAGCTGTGAACCGTAGGAATGATGTGCCAAATACAGTACCAGTTACATCGTTACCGTTAGCAACACCGTTAACAGATACGTAGGCGCGTGATGTAGACCCATTTTTTAAATCAGCCAAAAGTACATACATTTTTCCAGAAACTGTGTTTACCGCCCTGTTTATATTCCCCGATGCAGCGTTTAGTGAGACTTTAATTGAGTTTGCGCCACTTGTTCTGGTGCCAGTGTCGACTTCTAGTGTACCTGTCACATTCCAGCCTGTCGTAGCTTCACAGTTCCCATCACGTCCCAACAAATTCACCAACGTACGCCCGCTCAGCCCTGTGAGCGAAAAGGGCGCAGCCTTTTCCGCATGAACAATCTGCACCCCGGGTTCCAGCGTTACCGTCTTACGCTCCGTCGTATCCAGACGCTTCTTGATCTCATTCACACCATCATTCACATCACCTGCAAAATTGTCTACAGTGCGCCAGTTTTGATCCAAATACTTCTCCAGATCAAAATACGTGGTTTTGGGCGACGTGCGGTCAATTTGATTCAAGCCAAGATTTGGTGTTTTTTCACTTGCCATGATTATGCGCCACCTCCTAGATATCTATCCTGTGTTGTATGTTCATTTTCATAGAGGGTCATAGACTCGACCTCGGCAATGGTCAGATAGCGTAATTTGTACTCAACCGCCATGTGAGCGGGCTTGATCTCCTCGATAGCTGCTTTAAGATCATCCACATTAGGCGGAAGTCCGATGGTATCGATAAATTTGACCGTGAATCCCCATTCAGCCGGGTGAAAAGTAACATCTACCGTCCCCCCGTCATACGCTTCGGCTACATTTTTGACAAGCTGCCCAGAAAAAGTCCCGGCCCCTCGGAGCTTCGATTCCACCACCGCACGCCGCTGATCCAACGGCTTGCCAAGATCGGTTTCGATGCCCAGCTCCATTTCCCAGCGTTCCAGCCCCCACGTAGCGGTACGTACGAAAAACTGCCCCACCGTTGCATCCATTGCGAGATACAAGGAGTCCAATTCGCTGCCCTTCGCATCCATATCAGAACGCATCACACGCGAGGTTTCATAATAGGCAGGCAAATGAGAAAACAGCTCACGTCCTCGCAAGCTGCTCATTTGATCCTTCATATCCGCTGATACCGCTACCCGGTTGACAAAAGTATTATTATCGTTTGTGTTACTCACTCACACTCACCGTCCCCAGTACTGCCACCTGACCTGTTCCAATCTCAATGTTCTGATTGCTCTGTCCATTGATTTTCAGTTCAGAGAAATCAATAATGATCGGAATGTCCAGCAAAACAGCAGAAATCCGGGTATAGCGAACCAACGGGTCTTCCTTATAAAAAGCAAGCTGCTTCAAATAAGTCCGCACTCCGCTTTCGATCAGCTTTTTGATTTCATCCAGTGTGGACGGTTTTTCCTTGGTACGCTGTACCTTGACGGAGATGTTAATGTCCACTTCTTGCGCTGGCATGATCGTCACCACAGGACCCGCTGGTGCCAGCCCTTCTCCTTGTCCATCCTGCGTCGGATCAATGTACTTCTGCACCGCAGCGACGATATCCGGGCTGGCAGCCCGTTTGTCTGTGTCCAGCACATATAAACCCACTGTTCCTGGCCCTTTCCAGAGTGGAACAACCTCCACACCTCCGACTCCGGCAATTTCATTCGCCCACTGCGTATACTGCGCCTTGTTACCGCTCGTGCCCTGGTTTCGCACCTTGGCATAAAAACGCTCCAGCAACAGCTGGTCGCTCTCAATGTCTGTGCCGCTTTTCGTTTCCTCCATATTGATCACGGAGGAAATCCCGCTAATCGGGGTCGCCATCACCTGGATGACACCCGCAGGCACGTTACCGCTGCGTCCGGGATTAATCGCCCGAATGGCCGCAGTTCCTGTCCCCTGTTCATCCAGCGTAACCGCTGTTGTGGTCGCATACTCAATAGAAGCTTCCCCGGATACATCATCTGCCGGCGTCGCTACTATAGTTCCTGCCGGGACGGTCGTTCCCGCTGTGCCTGTAAACGTGACTGTACCTGAAGCGGCAACCGCTTCTCGCCGTGTCACTCCATGCTCTGCTGTTCGCAAATCCAGCTCCGGCGAGCGAAAATCCGGGTTGTCGCTGGCTGCCGTGCTGGCAAAACCGCGTCGCAGCAGCTCCTGCGCCCAGATTGCCGCTTCGGATAGCATAAACGCGACCGGAGCCTGCGCATCCCAAATAAAAGAGCCCTCGGACTTATCAATGTCCGAAGGCACTTTTTCCAGCATCCGATTTAAAATTTCCTCTTCCGTCTGGTCTACCAAATATTCCGGCAAGTCTGCCATTAGATCACCACACTTTCCACAATTTCCGTTTCATCCCGCACATTCGTAATCTGGCAGCTAAAATGGCATGCCTCACCTTCCCAGCGAAATGTGAACTGATCCACACTAGCCGTTCGGGCATCTGCCAGCAGCGCTTCCGTGACCATGCGTTTAATTTCGCTTTCCTGCACGCCGCGCCCATAGCTGTTGCCAATCAGCTCCTCCAGCTCGCTGCCATAGTCAGGGGAATAGATCACATGACGGTAGCGAGGGGTACGAATGGCTTTTTCACACCACTGCACCCAGGCTTCTTTTTCATCTGTAGCCACGATTTTACGACTAGGGCTCATGACAAACTCCCCGGCTTCAAAATCAAACCGCCAGCTTCGTCCAAATACTGCACGGTTATCCTCCAGCACATCCGGGTCGGTCATATCTGCGTCTGTCCAGATCATATCATCTGTTTCTGGAAATAGATTAGCCACGTCCACTCACCACCTTGCATACGACAACTACATCGTTACCGCTATTCACCCGAATTGCCAGTACACGATCTCCGGGCTTAAGTCCTTCATTCAGGCTCAGATTCACATCTTCCAGCTCGTCCTCCCCGATGTAAAAGGAAGTTTTCAGCTCTTTGCCCTCCCAATTCTCCGATTCCACCGAGGTCGAGGTCCCTTTATACATATGACGGGGGACAGACAGCAATCCCGGCAGCTCAGCAACCAGATAATCCTGAAGCTCATGTTTAAAATCGTCCAGCTTAAGTCCGGTGGAGGTAATCGTGCCCAGCACCGCGCCTACTCCGCTCAGCGCTTGCTTGGTATGCTTGTGAAATGAGGATTGCAGAGCGGTGACCAAATGCCCGTAGGGGTCCTTATTCAAGATAAAACCTCCTTTTTACATCGTCATACGTTCCGAGCTCCAGCGACATGCTGCCGGGATTCCCTAATTCCCTGCTCACTGAAATCACCAGCAGCTTCATGGAACCGAGCATCACTGCATCTCCTGCTCGAATCGTGTTCATGTCCGGCGCATTCACGGATATTGTTTGCTGTATGCCTCTCAGCTTGCTTTTAGCCAGCTCACGTGCCGCTGCACCGGACTTCACTTCGTCATCCTGCACAATGACCTGAAGTGTCCCATATTTGGCAATGTCCTTTTCCTCAAGCGCCATCACCTTGGAAGGAACCTCATTGCCCGTTTCACTGGCCGCCGTAGCCAGCACCTTTACTCTGGTGGCCGCGCCTTCCAGCGTACGGGACTGTGTTGTATCGGTCACTCTCTCCAGAGCATACACATCTTTGTTCGTTCCCAGCTCGTACAGCTCCAAGCCGGAAGAAATCATGCGTGGATGATATAGCTTGCCGCCCGCCTTTGCCGTTTCGCGCAGATCTCCCAGCATCATAGAATAAATGGACTGAGTCCGGTATACTGCACGTCCGAGCTGCTTTTTCGTATTTGGCAATGATGCAATTTTCAGCTTCCAATCCCTCGCATACTTCTGAAAACGCTGAGTAGCCGTCTGCTTGGCAGGGAGTAAATATTCATCCTCCGATTTGTCCAAATACACAGTACGGTCATATAATGTTAGCGTCATACGCTTAAGCCCGCTGTTGGAGGTTTCCACTTCCCAGATCACCGCTGGTGACAGCAAGGGAACATAGTCTTTTTTGCCATACGGAATCCCGCTAACCCGGATCGACATCCCTGGAGAAATGGCAGGCATATCGGACGTAACGACCAGATTAACCGTGCCCTGATAAGCGATTTGCTCCAGAGAATCCCTCAGATTAATATTTTCCACCAGCGGCGATAAATCATATTTATCCTGTAAAATGACTTTATAGCTCATGACAGCACCAGCTTTTGCCCCGGTTTAATCGCATTCGGATTTTGTCCAATGACCTTTTTGTTAAGCTGATAAATACGAGTCCACTGCGAGCTGTCCCCCAGCTCCAGCTTGGCAATTTTGGACAGGGAATCCCCGGATTTAACCGTATATGTTTTTTTCTTTTCTTTCATATCTGTGCGAGGCTTTTTGTTGACCGCAGCAGCCTTACTACCCGTGGCGCCAGCTTTTTTGGATACCTTCATTTCCCTCCAGGTCCGCAGCGAAAGATCAAAATTCACATCCCCATATTCCCCTCCACGAAAGGTCGTATTATGAGAGGCTACAATTACAGGCACATTTACGGATGTCCCGGTAATAATGAAGCGCAGCGGCTTTTGAGACAACAAAAAACCATTCAGCGTGTTCATGGCCTCCTGCGGATCAGGAATATCCTCATATGTGCAATACGATGGATTGTATTCTTGTGGAAAAAAAGAAGAGAAGGAGATTTCCTTCACCTTCTCTCCTTGCGGAAAATCAAACTCCCCATAGGATAAAATCGTGGTCGTATCAAACCCCTTTTGCCGTGAAATCGTCACTTCCTCGGGATTCACCGGAAAAACAAACTTTTTCCCCTTGCCATCCATCAAACTAAATTCCATAATCCCCATGTATAACCTCCTTTCCCATCGCTAACATCCTCTGCATTACACAGCTCCAGCGCCCGCAGGCTTGGTGTTCTGCGTTGCCCGCAAAATTTCAGCTTTGAGACGGTAGCCAATTTGTGTAATAAGTCCATCCACATCCAGCTTGTTTTCATGCACAGTGACCTGTACAGCCCCGGCAGGAAGATTGAACTGGTTGGTGGTTTCCGTTTTAAAATCCTTCAAGAAGCCAGAAAGGGTTCCCATTTGCTCAGGACTGATCTGTACCACTTGAGGTGTCGGATTGCCATTGGCTTTGCCTTTAGCTTTGGCTCCATTGTTCGCATGAGCCGCAGTATTTAGCAGTGGGCTTGGATTTACACCCTGGTTAGCGACAAGCATCGGTCCATAAGGACTAGGAGCGCCTTTTGCACCTGGTTGCGGAGGCACGTATGCGGCTGCACTATATAAAGGCGGCATAGTTGCTAATGGCTTAAGAGACGCACCTATAGTCGACTGAGGTGGGATTGCAGGTTTAGGAACTTCAGGTGGCTTAGCTGGCTCTTTCTTAGGTTCATCTTTTTTACCAAAAGAAAAGAAATCAGAAAAACCTTTACCAAAGTCTCCAGCCTTATCCGAAATCCAGCCTTTGACCTGTGAAGCCTTTTCTCCAAGAAATTTACCAGCGGACTTTGCTTTATCCATAATCGCTGGACCATAATCTGAGACTAATCCACCAATTTTACCTCCAACAAAGTCTCCCGCCATCCCCCCAAGTGTAGAGCCAACCACAGTACCAATACCCGGCAGCAAAAATGAGCCTATAGCTCCACCTATCGCAGAACCAGCGGTCCCGCCAACAGTAGAACCAATAGCTTCTGCACGTTCTTTACCGGAAGTAGCCTGCGCGATATTCATAATATCCATTCCATAGCTTAAAGGTCCCAACAGCTTTTTCGCGCCACCTTTTAAAAGGTTTTTGAACAAGCCTGACCCGGCTTCCTCAGCTGCACCAGCAACGCTACTTGGTCTGATAATACTTGAGGCTGCATCTGCCGCAGCACTCGAACTTGCAGCGCTAGGTACTACACCAGCAGCTTCACTTGGATTTATCATCCCCCAGCTTTTAGCCTGATCAAATAGTCCCTGTCCACCTTCAATTAAATCTGAACCTCCTCCAACTTTTTCAAAAAATTCACCCCCAGATTTACCTACCTCAAATGCCTTTTTAGCAAAATCTTTAAATTTTTCTGTTCGGGTAGTTCCCTGAAGCGGTCCCTTTAGGGTACCTAAATCAGTATTAAATTTTTTAAATGCTTCAGGAACTTCAGATATGCTTTTTACTCCTTCACCAACTTTTTTAACATTACCAAGAAAATCTTTTATTTGAGTTAATGCATCCTTAGGCTCTTCTTTTTTCTCTGCGGCTGGCGTCACAGAGCCTAGCTTAGTACTTAAATCCGCAATAGCTGCTGTATTCGCATTCACTGCAATAGTATTCAATTGCACCGCAGTGCTTAGCAAAACGATACTTGGATTGTTATCAGTCTTCGGGGAGCCTGAGCCAGATTGGGAGTTTACCTTTACATTTACATTCCCCGAGGCGTTAATAATCTGGGATTTGACCCGGTTAATCTTGTTCAACAGATTATCCAGGCCCTTGGAGGCCATATCGTTCAGCACGATTTCCGGGGCCATGCGGGTACGGCCGATTTTCAGAACACGCCCTTGAATCCGCTCAAAATAGCGTTCCATTGCGCGTAATTCGCGGTTCGCCTTAATGACATTTTTGGGATCAATCACAAGGTTCATGCGGTAATTTAATGCTTCTGCCATCTATCATGTTCACCTCCTTGTTTATGCTTTTGAAGCTGCCATGCTGTCCATTTCCTGCTCGGCAAACGCCAGCAGCAGCATACGCTCGCCGCGGGGAAGCCGCCAAAAGTCTCCGGGGCGGAGGTGGTGCCGGACCCACAAGTGGTACAGCATCGTCGTCATTCCCCCGGAGCCGATTAGTTTTTTAGATCAGCAATCTCAACACCAAAGCCGGACAGCTCCAGCACTTTATCTCCTACCGCATCCAGTTCACCCGCCAGCAGCATACGACGGACAGATTGTTCGCCACCAGACAGCTTCAACCGGCTTGTAATCCGGGGGTCGCCCCAGCCGTTAAGAGACAAGCCCTTCACTTCCAGCTTGCCGGTAGCTTCCGAGATCAGCAGGGCATTAAAGGTCTCGGTATCTACCTTCTCATCCACTGCACCCTTCACGGTCCGCCGAATCGTACAACGTTCACGAATGCTGTCTACTTTGCTGGAGGTCAGACCGTGCAGCACAATTTTCATATCGAGACGCTTGATGCGAACCGTTTCCTCTGGAAGTTTTTCAGCGGCTTCAAACAGGCTGTCCAAAATTTGTTCTTCTGTCATATTTTCATTCAAGCTCATAAGTCATTCTCCCTTATTTTTAATTTGTATTGGGGAACGGAATGCCTGACAGCACCCCATCCCCCGTTTTTTAATTAGTTCGCTACAATCGGATCAAGCAGCTCATAGCCTTCGAAGGTGAAGGTTGTTTCTTCCTGCACTTCCTCGCCTGCTGTCCAGTTGGCAAGCTGGATTTTGTCAGGAGTGCAACGGATAAGACGAATACTTTCATGTCCAAAGGCTTCAGGATCATCCAGTTTGGTAATAATCTCAAAACGGTTAAAACCACGACGAATCATATCAGACGTAACCTTGTAGCCGCTCATTGTGCCCGTCCCTTTTTTAATACCGCGCTTGTGCACCTTCCACTCATTGCCCACGAGATTCAGCTCGCGTTTTTCCATTTCCACGCTGGCTTCCAGCTTATTGATATTCGTCTGCCACACCCCGTCCACATGCGCCTGACCATACGTACCTAAAATAACTCTTGAAGCATCCAACATTTCTTTTTCCTCCTCAAAATAATCCATAATATAGTTTGGGATTTACCAAAATCCTTGCTGTAAAAAAACGAATTCAGCCCTGCTGAATTGCCGCACAATGCTTATGCACGTAAAATGCCTATTTATTGCACGTAAAATGTGCCGAACAGCTGCTCCATCACGTCGGTCAGCTTCACGTTCCATTGCAGGAACACTTGATCCGGTTCCGGTTTAATCATTGGAGCATCGCCGTAGTATGCCGGATCGAGAATGACATCATAGCCATCCGCTTCGATGACGTTGCTCAAAGACAGCTGTGCCAGGTATTCCTTGATCGCACCGATGAGGGCCAGACGACCTTCCACTGTGTTGTTGATTTTGCCAATGTAGGTCTCCTCGGCTGCACGCTGCAAGTCAGCGTTAATCGCGTCCATGACGCGGATGGAGCGGATTTTCTTCCATGCATTGTTTTGACCGGCAGCCGGGTTCACCAAGCTGTTGATTCCGCGCAACGCTTTGACCTGACGGCCGTCGAAGAACAACAGGAAGACCCCGTTACGGACAGCCTGCTCCTGCTCGGAACGTGTCCAGCGGCGGGTCACGTCCTCAAAAGGCGTAACCGCATACGTCGCGGATTGATTCAGACGTTGGCCTGCGATCAGTCCGGCTACATAGGCAGCCGTTTGAGCGGAGCTATAGTCCGTACCTGCCAGACGCACGCCCGTACCGACGTTCACGACGCCTTCATGGTTCAGCGCCAGGGAACGCTGTGAGGCCACGCTGACAGCCGTTTTGGACACATCATCTGCCGCAGAACCGCCGAATACAGCAATTACGCCTTTGCCTTCGCCCCGGACACGCTTGATCCAGGCGGCAAAGCTTTGCAGTAATGCCATATCGGCTGCATAATCCAGCGCCAGCACATTAAATTCCTGTCCTTCAAGCGCTTCCTGCATGGCGATGTAATCGGCATTAACCAGCTTGCTATTGCCGCTGTTGCCGCCTGTCAAATGAACGCCACTGACATCCGCCGGAATGCCGCCATTGCCGACAACCTCGGCTTTCACCCATACGTTTTCGCTGTTTTTGTTGATGGCTTCGGCAATCGAAGCAGCCGTTCCGTCACTGCCTTTGTACGTACCCAGCAGCTTGGTTCCTTCATAAAGGCGCACTTCATGCGCCTGCTCGTCACCCAAAGTAGGCTGTACAGTTACAGCAAAACCATTACCGCGGCTACCTGTGTACAACGCCTGCAAGCGCAGCACATCCGTTGGTGTCGCGCCACCGCTTTTCAGCGTTACGGCTGCTGCAGCAGCCGTATCATCTGCCAATCGGTAAGCGAGCAGTTTTTTCGGACCGCCCAGCAGAGCCAGATACAGTGTGGAATAGGCTGTCGCACCATCCTCACTGTCGCCGGAGAAGATTTGGTTAATGGCCGTTTCGCTGCCAATCTCTACAAACTCACGTACAGGACCCCAATTTGCCTTGACGGGTACAACGACCGTACCGCGTGATCCACCTTGAATCGCTGAAGCTGCTGCTGCCTGAAAGTTCATATACAAACCCGGTAATACCGGTTTATTCGTGTTTTCCCATGTTCCGCCTGCCATAATTAGTCCACCTTCGCTTTCATAAATTGTTCGATTTTAGTGTGTGCTTCTGCTACCGTGAACAGCTTGTCCTGTTCACCAAGAAAGGCACCTGCCAGCACTTCTTCTTTCACGGAAAACAATGGTTCCGCGTGTTCCTTAAGCTCCTCCAGCGTATAGCGAGGGCTGCTTGCTTCCTGCCCGGCATGTACCGGGGCCTTCTCATTTTTTTCAAAGGTCACTCAGACCACCTCATTTCAAAACAGGATGAATTTCCACTCTGCGAATCAACGCCGCTTCCTCAGCCGGACGCATACGTCGCTGTACCAGCGTCAGCCGGAGCTGACCGTCTAAAATTGCATCCGCCTGTAAATCGGCCGAAGCTTCGTCCGTAGACATATAACGCCCCTTGTCCTGATCCAGTGGAAGCTGGATTTGAGTCGCAAAGCCCTCGACCAGCGCGGAGGCTGCGCGGTTCTCTTCAGCGCTGTCTGGAGCAATGATATGTCCGATGAACCGTTTGCGGAGCTCATACATGGAAGCTCCCGCCATCCGGGTCTCGCAGCCGCTCAGACGCCATAAAACCGCGTGCCGTCCCGGCTGTGCGGGCCATGCATCGGCGTATACCGACCACGTCTCGCCCAGTTGCTTTTGTGTCCAGCGGGTCAGGGCTGCCAGCCATTCATCCGGCTGTGCGGCGCTACTTGAGCTCCCTGCCGTTTCAGGCACATACACGCCAAAGCGCAGCGTTCTATAGGCCTTGCCCGTGACGGTGTCCAGCTTCTCCGCATCTCGCACGCCCAAATAGTGCGGGGTAAAAGCTGACGTGTCCTCACCTTGGCCTGTCACTGGTTCCCGGTGCAGCCCGGCAATCAGGGCATTCGCCCATACATCGGCCTGCGCCAGCCCGGCTTGTCCTGCGTACAGCTTGATGCGGACAACCTGCCGGTAGCCGGCCCAGGAAGACTTCCAGATTTCCTCGCCCAGCGCCATAACGGCATACGGCTCCTCTGCCGTCTGCGACGGTGGCTGAACATCGTATACACGCCCTTGCAGCGCCGGAACAATCTCAATGAGCTTTTGCTTAAAGGCTTGTCTCATCCTGCAGCATGCCGCCTTCGCGCAGCCTGCACTCGCATGTTGTGGCTGCCTAGCCATACCTTTTTCCAATTTCGTGTTCTCAGCCGGCGCAGCCTCATACTCATGCATTGCAGCATCCCTTGCTTAGGCAACACGACTCCTCCTTTCTGTACAACGAATTCCCGGGAATCAACAGAGACGATCACCGCATAAAGAAACCGGCCTTATTGGCCGGCTAACGTTTGACTGTGTGTGTCTTCGGTATGTTCTCTTGTCTTGATTCCCGATGATATAATCTTACACCCTAATAACGAATGCGTTGCCGGAGAACTGGACGATAAAAGCAGAGACTAGGGATGAAGTTAGGCGGTATTTAGAGAACGTGCGTTCCTATTATCGAAGCTGCGTTTAATTCCATTATTGATGCTGCTCAAAAAAAATAACCGCCCTCTAAAAAGGCGATCATTTACATAGTTCTCTTCAATTGACGGTCGTTTGCGATCACTTCATTTTGGATAAGAGCATCCTTTATATGAAAACCAGAATCCATACCAGCTTCTTGGTCGACATTCTTATTCGACGTTGTGTTTCATACTCCCTGCTGTCCAAGTTAATGGAATTAAGGCTATGACCCCCGAATATCAGGAAGTCAGAGCCTTTTCGAGGAGCTGTACGATTTAGACTAACCCAGTTTTCGATCCGCGCCCTTCTGCAAGCCTGCCAGATTCAAAACGCCTTGGTCTGCCAGCGCAAGCGCCATTTTGTAAAAAGCACGTGTGCGAAGCTTCGTATACGTATCCTTGCTGACCGGCGGGTCCAGTACATAATTGTAAACCTTGTAATCAAACACATCGTCATCCTTTAAATAACGCTCACGGATGAGCAGCTGTTCGCGTTCATTCAAGCGACTGACTACAGCATCTACCATTTCGCAATAGGCCAGGCGGGCCGCTGGAGCATCTACATTATATACGGCTGTTCGGGCCGTTGGATCGCTGGTCACATTCGTTGGGCCGTTCGGTCGATCCGTATAGCCAGCCGTGATAAAGCTTTCCCGGTCCATAAAGGTTATCGTTTTATAAATCCGGTACTTTTCAAACACGCCCTCCAATGCAGTCTGCGTTTTGCGACGATCCAATTCGGGTAAGTTATTTTTCATGTACAGCAGCACTCCTTATCTTATGCCTTTTGACAATGATGTAATTTTTAGCGATCACAGCTTCTTTGTTTACATTTTGTTCGTATTTTGTTCGCATCTTGAGTATAACATAGCATTATTTAGAATTTCTATCCATCGTCAAAAAAAGCGGTATGATCCCAAAAACAGGATGTTCGCTTTATTTTTCTATGCCTTTTGGCATATTACGTGCTTTTGCTCTTTACCTAATGGTATAATGGAACCAATCTATGATTCTATTGCAGAAGGGAGCCTCCTTTGTGGAACAGCCAGCATTCGGAACCTACTTAAAGCAGCAGCGTGAGCAAAAGCAATGGAGCATCAACCAATTGGCAGATGCCGCAGGCATTAGCAATTCACAAATTTCCCGCATTGAAAACGGGGTGCGCGGAGTCCCCAAGCCCTCTACCCTCCGCAAAATAGCGGACGCACTCGGCATATCCTACACCGAAATGATGAAAGTCGCCGGCTATTGGGGAGACGACGATTCAGTAGAGCAGCATTCACACGAACCTTATCGTTCTACTGTGCCGGATTGGGCAACCTCCAAGGACCGCCGGGATTTCAAAAAAATGCTGGAGGAAGACGACGAATTAATGTTCGACGGCATTCCGCTGGATGAGACTGACCGTCAACGGATCAAGGATGTGTTAACAGGTCTGTTCTGGGAAGCCAAGCAAATGAACAAGCACAAGAAGCCCCAAGAGCCCCGGGCGGGCAAAGATCAAGGATAG